GACAAGTATGTATTAGATAATCCATACGCAACAGAATATAATGCTTCTGGTCTTCCTACTGTATCTATAAATGGGATTACCAATGAGTTTGGTGCAGCTACATTATATAAACATGAAACAGGAAGTAATCAACTTGATGTTTTAGGTAATAAAACTGCAATCAATGCATTCATAGAATCTGGTGATTTTGAAATGGATATAGAAGGAACAGCAGGAGAATTTTTCACTAAGATTAGGAGATTTATACCTGATTTTGGTAAGCTTGATGGTAACGCGCAAATTACAATAAACCTTAAAGACTTTCCATCAGAGACAGAAGCATCCTCACCTCTTGGGCCCTTTACTATAAGTTCAAGCACAAAAAAAGTTGACACAAGAGCTAGAGGTAGGTTAGCATCAGTTAAAATAGAAAACACATCAACTGATCAGTCTTGGCGATTTGGGGCATTCAGAGCTGATGTACAACCTGATGGTAGAAGATGACAAAAAGAGATCCTAAAGTTGGAACAGGTAAAAAACCTAAGAAGTCTGGTAGACGTTTATACACTGACGAAAATCCAAAAGATACAGTAAGTATAAAATTTGCCACACCTACTGATGCTAGAAAAACAGTAGCTAAGGTAAAAAAAATTAACAAACCTTATGCACGAAAAATACAAATACTTACTGTTATGGAACAACGTGCTAAAGTGATGGGTAAAACTCAAGTTGTTAGCATTGCAAAAAAAGCAAAGGAAGCTCTAAAGAAAGCGAGAAAAGTTGGCTAAAATTAACATACTTATTCCAGAACTAAATGAGGATTATGTGGTGCAAAACCAAAGACAAATAACCTATGGTATTGAAACATTAGTAAATCAATTAAATTTTGCTTACCAAAATGATTTAAAAAATGAACAAGATGCCTTTAACTTTTTTATGAGCTAATGACTATACAATACAAAAATCAAGGGTTTTCACTTACAACTACAGGCACGACAAGTGTATTGACAGCACCAGCTAATGGTCGTTGTTTGGTTAAACAAATACAAGTTCATAATGGTGCTAGTGGTGTAGTGAATTTAGCAACACAAGTCACAGACACAAGTGCAT